CATCACGTAATCGAGGATCGCTGCCGGCGCTTTAGGCGGAAGCGGAACAAGAAAAGCCATGTGGTTCCCTATGTTGTGACAGCGATGTGCCGCGATTCAGCGGCCACGACGAAGCGCCGCGACTCTGCGGAGATGGATACGGATCGCGCCTCGACAGCGACAGCCGTGCGGCGATGCTCCGCGCCGATGGCTGCGCACCGAGATTCAGCCGCGACGACTAGAGCGATTGGCTTTGGCGTGAATGCCGGGAGGCCGCCGCTAACGCTCGCCACAGCAACCGCAATATCGGCTTTCTGCGTTACCGCGACAGACACGAAGACTGATGGCGACTGGATAGTGCTCGCGGCCATGTTTGGCGCTTGCGCTACGGCCACTGCGGCCTGAATTGCTACCGACACAGACGATTGCGCGGACTGCGACGCCAAAGGCGACGCGCTTACTCTTACGCCGATCGACGCGCTTGCTGATGCTGCATTTGGTGCCTGAGTCAGCGCCACCAAAACCTGAGCGATGCTTCCGATCGCTGCGGTTGATCCGCCAATATTGGCAGCCTGAACTGCAGCCCCGGATGCAGCGACGGCAATAGCGCTTGATGCCGAGACAGTCTGCCCCGTCGACGTCGCAGAACCGATAGCGCTCAGCAGAACCGACGCCGCACTGATCGCTGTATTCGGCGCTTGAACCAAGCCGGAAGCTGAGGACAGAGAGATCGCCGCGGCCGCCGAAACAGTCTCGATAGCCTGCGACACAGCGCCAGCAGCCGACAAGGCCACAGCGGCGACCGCGGTCGCGCCGTTAGCTTGCTGGACAGCAGCGCACGCGGACGCAAGAGAAACGGCAGCAGCAGCCGATGCGTAGCTCGAAGACTGCACAATCGCGCCTGTCGACGACAGCACAATCGATGCTTGAGCCGTTCCAACATTCACAGCCTGAGCAGATGCCGCCGCTGCAGATGCCAGCACGTTCGCAGAAGACGCCGCGGCATTGACTTGCTGCGTTGCCGCTCCGCTGACGCTGACCGATGAAGCGCTCGCGAGATACTTGATCGCGTGCAACATGACGTTGAACGAAGAACCAACGTTCGTCGTGATCGTCGCTTTAATCGTCAGCGTCTGCGATGCAGAGTTCGCCGCCCAGGTAATCGTCGTGCTGTAGAACTTCTGATTGCCGCTGCCGGTCGTGCCTGGCGAAACGGTGTAGGCTGTCGCACTGCCGTCAGATAATGTCGCGGTGAGCGTGCACGCGCTCGAATACGCCGCCCAATAGATCGTCGCCGTTCGGCTCGTCGTATCGGCAGGCAGGACTGTTTGATAGCCCTGCCCGGTCGCTGTCGTGTTGTCGACATAGATGCCGCCCGCAAGCGCCGTCGCCGATGCCGTGGGCGTGCCGTCCGTCCACGTCATTTTTGGGCCGTCTGTGTAGCCCGTCCATGTCACGCCAGAGCCGATCAGCGTCGGCAATCCGATCGTCGAGCCGCCACCTGACTTGCGATTGACCGATGTTGCAGACTGTGGAAATTGAATCCAGTCAGTCTGCGCCGGCGAGGACAGATTGAATGTCTCCGTGCCGGCAAGAACGGTATTGGAGCCGGTTAGAGTACCCATTCAGTCTCCCGGCCGTCGATCAGTTCGAGTTCGTCAAGGTGAACGACGAGTCGCTCACAGTTTGGCCCGTTGCGATGCTAGCCGAGCCGACGAAATTCATGTCGTAGCCGCTGCCAACGCCGCACGTGCCGTCGACATGCGCCGTGCCACCTGACGTCGTGATGCGGAACCAGGTCGCGGCAGTTCCTGCGCCCGCGCCAGCCGTGCCGGTGCCGCTCGTGATGCTGTTCAGCGTGAGCACGCCATTCGATGCGGCCGGCGCGAACGTCGCGTTACAAGTGAGCGTGGCGAGCAGCGTTTGCGAAGAAACCGCCGTGTCAGGCGATGCGGGCTGCGTGCCGTTGTAGATGTTGATCAGTGCGCTCGCGCCGAGCTTCGTGGTAATCGCGTCCTGCTGAGCGTTTTTCAGTGAGGCGGAATACTTCAGGTTCGAGGCCATGCGTCTCCAGAAACGAAAAAGCCCGCACGAGGCGGGCGATTGACTGAGGTGATGTGGGGTTACTTGCCGAGCTTTGCGGAGACGCCTAGGCCAGCGAGCAGCGCAGCCGCGCCGACGCCATACGCCTGCATGTCGAATGGCTTGCCGCTAACGACGCTGTAGACTTCAAGGCCGAGGCCGATCAGGACTGCGACAGCGCTCCAGGCATATGCCGGCTCGAGCGTTACGTTGTCGTCGCCAGTGACGAGCTGCAAAAGACGCTTGATCATGTTCAAAGATGGTCGTGATGGATGACGTCGGCCGGCGTGAACTGCGTGCCGTCTTTGAGGTAGCGCTGCATGCGCCAGAGCGGGTATGGCAATGTGTGAATGCCCGTCCCCTTCCCTGTGTGATGACGCTTGCAAAGCAGAAGACCCTGCGCCTGCATGTCGTCGACGAACGCATATGGGTCAGCCGGATTGAAGGTCGCCCAATCGAAGTTCGGGAAATCGGCCTTCACACGCTCCCAGTCGATCGCGCCTTCCGCGAATGACCGCTCGACACCGACGTGATGCGCTTCCAACGGTTCGCCGAGCTCGTCTTCCGTCTGATCGCAGATGAAGCAACGCGGCGGGCTTTGAGACGCCATCAGCGCCTTCTTCGATCGACGGAAAAGAGGTGTCGTTACGCGCGGCGCGTGGCCCGGCGTGATGACATCGACCGTCAACGTCTCGCGCAGCTCGTGCGCTTCGGTTACGTTTTGCGTGGACATAAAAAAACCGCCCGAAGGCGGCTTGTGCTGATGCGGTTGATGTCAGATGCCGAGCGCGCGCTTGGCGGATGCGTATCGGGCGTCGCGATCCGGCTTGCCGGCCATCGCCTGATTGATGCGTTGCGTGATCGTGTCGAACGATCCGGCGTCGGCGAGCGTGTTGCAGCCGTGCTCGACCCAGAACCAGCCGGCGACGAGCGCGGCAATCGTCGGATCGGTGCGCACGCGGTCAGGATCGCCCGCAAGGTCTAGATGCAGGTCGCGCCCGCACTCATCGAAATTGGCGTGGAAAGTAAGCTGAATGCAGCCTGACCCGCGGTATCGCCATCCGTCACCGCTGCCGCTCTCGCCGTTGCCGTACTGGCTCGCATACACGATGTTGGCGATGCGCTGTTGCCGCTCGAGCGGAACGGCCTTCTCGCCGTCCTGCCGACCGAGCTTCGACGCCAGCGCGAACGGCATCTTGCGCGGCCATGTCGCCATCAGACCAGGCACCGAGTAATTGAACGACTCGACGATCGACGACAGCCCCGCCGACTCGTGGCCTACCTGCGCGAAGAAGGCGGCGAGTCGTTGCGGCGTGTCGATGTGGAAGCGATCGCATGTGACTTGCAATGGAGCGACGAACTTGGCGGCGTTCGCGGCAGTTGCGCCGCACGCAGCCTGGATGAGTGCGGGCGTGAGTGTCATTTGTCCGCCTTGTTATCGAGCTTATCTTCGATCCGATCAAGCTTCGCGAACACGGCCTTGAACGTTTCTGTCAAACCCTGCAGCGCCTTTTCGAAGTTGCCGTGCGTGACGTACGTTTCACTACAGTGGAGCTTGAAGTCGGCCAGTGCCCTTTCGTTGGCGTCTGCCTTCGCGTGAACCGCGCGGAAAAGCCACCAGATCACGGCACCTGCCGCAGTCGCAGCCGCAAGCAGCCAGCCGTTGAGAATGTCGAGGTTCATGACGCTCCAAAAAATGTTTGCACAAACGAATCTAATAAAGTATCGTTAATGCGTGGCACAAACAAACAATCAGGGGAAAGAAATGAAGAAGATTGTGTTTATCGCTTGCCTGACTTCGGTTCTTTCGGCTTGCGGAGGTGGCGGAAGCGGGACGGCGACGCAACCGCAGGCCGCCTCTGGCAATCAACCAACCAGCGATAGCGCACCGTCCAGCGCGCCTGCGGCGCCCCGCCCCGTTCTCATCGAGGCATACGGCGATTCCACAATGGCGGGATATAGTTATCCGACACCAAATCAGCCAGCAGTGATCGTCGATGACAATCAGCCTGCGGTGCTTCAGGCGACGCTTCAGGCCCGCTATGGGAACACGGTCACCGTGAAGAATGAAGGCGTGTCAGGAACTCGCGCGCCGCAACTCATCGACGGATCAGACGGCGCACATCTTCCGTGGATTCAGACTGTTGCCAATTCGAAAGCGCAGATCGTGATCGTTAATTATGGGATCAACGATTCTGTGAGCTGGACGACGGAGAGCGTAGACGCATATAAGAATGCGCTTAGGGCGATTGCCGATGTCGCAGTAAGCGGCGGGAAGGCGATCGTGTTTGAGCAGCCGAACCCGATCTGCCTGCCGAACTCAGGCAACGCAGAATACAAGACGCTCGCGACGTATGCGCAAGCAATGGCTGATGTCGCGACCGAGAAAGGGGTGCCAATCGCGGACAATTACGCATACGTGCTCTCGCTGCCAAACTGGCAAGATATGCTCTCCGATTGCAAGCACCCGAAAGGCGCGCTATATGAATTGGAGGCGAAGCGTCTAGCCATCGTAGTCGCCCCGCTGGCTTCGAAGGCGGCGACCGCGATGTAGTACCATATGCGGCTATTTTTCAAATGGACTAATCCTCTTGTATAACGCCATCACCTGGCTCATCAGGATAGCCGGCATCGTCTCAGCCGGCTTTATCATTGCGCGCTTAGCCGGGTATCCGGTGAACGACGGCAATGTGCTCACTGCCGTCGTTGGCATCTTGCTATGGCTTTCAACTGAATGGGATTTGAGGCGGAAGAAACGCCGATAGCAGGTCGGGCCGGCCGCACTTCAAAAATTATGACCAGATAATCGCCTGAACAGCGTCGACAGTCGTCGCAGCATTGATTTGCGACTTCAGCGTCGTCCGCTTCTGAAAAGCAGCCCATCCTTGTGCGAGGATCGTCCCGTATAGCCCCTCTAGGTCCGCGAGTGAGAACGGAACCAGCGTATTGTCGGCGCACTTCCAGTAGAAGCCAACTGGAACCGAGCCGGCCATCGTGTAGCCCTGTACCGCCTGCATCAACACGGTCTGGCTTTCGGTGTCGGATTGGAAAGTCTGCGTGACACCATCAGCTGTCTTAAACGACACGCTCTGCTGAACTGCCTTCGCGTAGCTCGAATCGATCGCGGCAGATTGAGCCGCCTGCGCCGCAGAAAGCAATTGATCCGCGGTTAAGTCCGGGACGGCGCCAGGCAGCGAAGACCTAACTGTCGGCGGCAGCATTTCGAGATATGCGGTCCATCGCGCGTCCGTGTCGTCGACGACGCCTTGATTGGGCCAGAAATACTTGGACTGTTCGCAAGGAAAATAGGCGGAAATCACCGCCTCGGCGCTATCGGCGAACGCTACAAAGATCGCGGACATCAACCCTCCTTAGAATTCGTATCCAACGATGTAAGCATTCAACGTCGGTGTTCCGGCGCTGTTGGTCAGCGTGTACCAGACCGTCTGCGGCACAGACAGATATGCTTTCCCGGTTGCGGTTCCGTTGGTGTTCGGAGACGTTGCGCCCGCCGTAATTGCTTGCCCGCCAACAGCAGCACCGAAAATCGTTGTGTTCAACGTGCCTGCTGTCGACGTTGACGCGGCCGCGTACAAATCGACAACCCGCGCGTTCGCCGGAACCACGCTCGCGATACTGACCGAGGTGGCGGACGCTTGGACAGTGGTTGTGGAAATGATGAGAGTCGTGCCGATCGAAATGTGCCGGTCCACCTGGTAAGCCGCCACGAACTGTTTGCTTGCATTCGTCGGCCATACGCTAATAAGTGCCGACGCCGTATATCCAGACGGCATATTTGCCCCGCCATAGACGCTCGGCGCTGCGCTCGCCGCACTCGTCGCAAGTAGCGCGCTCGCGGCCGTCGTCGGATTGAAAATGGCGTACAGAGCGACATAACCGCTCGTCGGGGCCGTGCCTGTGTCCATGCCGCCCGCGCCGGTCGTCGCGAGGTTGATCGTCTTGTTGAAACTCGCGAGCTTGAACATCTGACCGCCGAGCGCAGTTCCGACAATGATCTCGTCTGCGGTAAGCGTGGCCGTTGCCGATGCCGCTGTGACGCTCATCGCCACATTGCGCGCAGAACCCACAACGCCATTCGGCGCGGTCTGGATCTGGCTCAGCAGGGGCGCATTGAGGAACGGTGCGCCGCTGTACTGGCTGATGTTGCCCGACGTGATCGTTGACGCGCCATACGTCACGGTGATGACCCACAGGCCGTTGAAGCCAGCGTCAGGCGTCGGCGTGACTTGCGAGCCGGTCGTCGCGGCAGTGCCGGCCTTCAACGACAATTGAACCGTGTTGTCACGATACGTCGTGTTCGACGTGCCGGTGTTGTTCGGCCCAGAGTAGGCGCTTGACGGATTACTCGCGTTGTAATAGGGGAGCACGGTGCTGCCACCATCCACCTCTTGAAACGCGCCTTGCACCAGGTAATTGATCGAAAACCCGGCAGTCGTAGGAGCGGGACACGAGAAGTTCACCGTGTCAAGCAGAATCCCCTGCTTCACGATCGTGTGCGCGTCAGCGGCGAGCGAAGAGTACGCGCCGGTATCGGTCGCTTGAAGCGAGTAAGCGCGACCCGGATTTACGTTCACCGTCATGCCGGCCGGCGACGTCGGAACGCAGCCGAGCCCGGAGAACAGCGTCGACGTGCCGATCATGTCTTGCAAGACGTGGCCGATCGCGATCATGACATTCTTGTTTAGGCTGAGCAGATCTGTCTCGAGCGGCACAGCTCCGGCGTAATTAATGACTCGACGCATGTGTTGGCTTCCAAAAAGAAAAAGCCCGCACGCAGCGGGCCAAATTGAATATTTAGCTGTTGGACGACTACGAACTGATGCGTACCCAGGCTATAGCCCCGGCCGGAATCACGTTCGCAATCGCGGCATATATGTCGGAATCGCTGACTGATGCCTGCACCATGCTCAGGCTCGCGTATTCACCGCGCGATGCGCTGCTGTAGCCTGATGGCGAACTACCGTATCCGGCGACATACGGGATGCCAGTGCCGAGCGGCCTGTATGCGGTAACGAACGCTTGGTACGGATGCACCAGCGAGCCATACGCGCCTGCTAGGCCGTAACCGCATGCGACGCCATAGCCGCCCGTATCGGCAGGACGGCTAGGCTCGATGATGAGCGGCGCTCGACCAGTCAGCGTCGTGAGAACCTGCGTGACAGCCTTGCGGGTTGCGCGCTCGCGAAACAGGTTGATGATGATCCGATTGCGAAACGCGGCATCTGACTCGTTCGTCTTTCGCGGTAGCGTCGTGCCGAAGAAGTCGGCGCTTATGACATCAAGAAAGCCGTCGCTGGCGGTCGCAATCCGCAACTGGGCATTCGCATACATCAGCACCGAATAGACGTTCGCGAAGATCGCCGCGAAGCCGCCAAGAAGCGCCGTCAGTATCGTTGGTGAGTCGCCGAACCAGCCGCGCGGCATGAGCGCTTGCATGCGCCCAAGCATATCCTGTTGATCGCCTGTCGCCATCAGTTCACCGTTACCGTGCTGGCCTTGATCGTTTGTTTTGACGTCGCCGCAAGATCAGACGTCCCGCCGTTGAGCGTGACGCCTGTCACGTTCGTGACAGCAGGCGACGCGTCATACGCGACCTGAGCGAGCCGCGAGTAAGCGAGCGATGTACCGAGCGGAAGTGCGTTGATATAAGACTGAAGCGCGGCCGTGACCGTCGCCACGATGACACTGTGCGTGTAGCCTGATGCGGTTGTGATCGTCATGACCACCGTCGCATTCACGACGACCGGCTTGTGAACGTCAAATGTGATCGTGAAACCACGAACCGTATCGATCGCATTGGATACGGTGTTTAGCAGCGCATCCGATGGCGCGCCCGATCCGTCATCGAACACCACGACGAAATTACCGGGCTGATACGCGCCGGCGTAGTTCGCGTTTTCTGTGATCGTGTACGTCAAGCCTTGCTGAATCGACGTAATCGCATTGCCGATTGCCGCTTTCGTCGCTTTCGACAGGCTTTGCAGCCACGTCTGAAACCGGGCCAGCGCGTTCGCGTCGCTTTCGGCGTCTGCGCCGTTCGTGAAAGCCGCGGCATTCGTCACCGTGTCGACACCGGGCACCGACTGCGAAAGCTGGCTGATCGTGCCGGCGAGCACGTTGCCGCCAGAGCCAGCCGTTACAGCCGTCACTGTGACGCTCACGCTTGCCGTTCCTGCCGCCAGAACATAGCCGCCCAGCGTCGCGCTGTAGGCCGTATTGGACGTGTCGAGATTGACGGCGAACTGCTGCGAGCCGTCCGTCGTCTGAATCACGGTTCCGACCGGTACGACCGCCTGAGCCGTTGGCGTGAAGCGCGAGAACGTCACCGTACCCGTCGACGCCACCGCCGCAAGCCGCGCAAATCCGAAGTCAGCGAGCCACGAATCGAGATCGGAGCCCGTCGACGTCGATGCCCGCGTGAGCGCCAGCATTTGCAGGATCATGCCCTGAAGCCAAAGCGCGATACCCGACACCGCCTCACCCAGCGCGCGCAGCACCGTGCCAATGTTGAAGTTCAGGATCGCGGACGTGACCGAGCCCTGAACCGTAGACGCAAAGTTTTGAAGCATCTGCGTCAGCGATTGCGTCTGTACTTGTGCCATTTATTGATCGATCTGGAATGAGAGGGTGCTGATGGAGCCAGTCACTGCGTCGGCATACTGGATCGTCACCGCGGCGCCATTGTTGAACGGCGTCACCGTCACGACAGGAGCGGGAGAAGCAGCGATGCCTGCAATCGTCTTGATCGTCTTCTGGATCGTGCCGCGCAGCTCGGAGACGTTGAGCGTCTTGCCGATGCGATACGGGATGCCTGCGCCGAAATCCGCATGCCATGTGTAATCAGGCGACGCGAGCGGGTTGCCGGCTGAGTCCGTCCATCGCGGATTGGTCATCAGCGCGCGAAGCAGTTCCTGCTGTGCGAGCGTGTCGTCTGTGGCGATGGCTAGATCGCCGTTGGCAGCGATTGAAAGGTCGTTCGACCAGAAATGACTGATGTCGCTCATTGCGGTACTCCACCGAGGCCAGCGCCACCGGAATTAACGTGCTGGTGCGTGCTGCCGATGTCGTGCCCGTTGTTCTTGATCGTGCCGACCGTGTTCAGGTTGCCGGTGATGGTCGATGCGTTGCCAGAGCCGTTGTCGCCAGAGATCGCGATGCCGCCGTTTCCGGTCAGCGTGTTGTCCATCAGTACCGGGCCAACGAAGTGATGCTGCGTTGCCGTGTAGGTCGCGCCGGCCGCGGCTTTGACTTCGATCGAGCCGTCGTTGTGGAACTTCATGAACGAGCCCGACTTGTGGACGATCCATGTCTCACCGGCAGGCACCACAGGCGGCACATTCACGTTCGAGAAGAATCGCCCTACCACCTTCGGCGCAGCGTTCGATCCGTCCGTGAAGCCAATCATCACCATGTCGCCGATATTCGGTGCGGTCATAACGCCGAAGCCGTTGCCAACACCAACCGCGCCGAGCGGCAGCCAGCCCGTTTCGATCACATCGGAGTCGCCAACGCCCTGAAACGTGACCTTCACCGAATGCGTAGAAGGGTTGTAGCTGCTCACCGTCGCCATGCGAGGCTTTGGCAGACGGCCAGCCGCCGCCTCCGCGTGCCCTCGCATCGCGTTTGCAAGTTCGTGATAGTTCATCAGAGAGAGGCTGCTTCAGAGGTTGCGGCGTGGTTCTTGCCGTGGACGTTCATCTCAAAACCGCCTTCGAACGACATGCGGCGCGTGATTTGCGACGGATAGTAGGTCTGATCCCATGCGGTCCCGGTGCCCGACACCTGAATGACAGTCTGCGTGTCGAGCGTCACGTCGCCCGGCATGCGGCACGACATCTTCATCTCGTGCTTCACGATCAGGTCGTACTTCTGCTGCGCAATCTGCAAGGCGCGCTGCTTGTCGATGTTCGGGATGAAGAACGTGAACACCTGACCATTTGCGGGCGTCGTCGATAGGCCCGGCTTGATGCTGCCGACCTTGTTCTGCGGATAGACAGCGTTGAATCCGTACTGCTGCTTGTCATTCCACGACCGCACCACCACCGTGACGCCGCGCGAGACGGTCAGCGTGCGCTCGAAGCGCATGTCTTCGGAATTTCCTGCCATCGCACGGTATTGCGCCGTGCTAGGGTTGACTTGCGTCCAGACTATCGGATAAGGCGCAGAATCAGCGGCAGGCGGCGGCCCGAAATACAGCGTCTTGTCTTTCACATAGACGACGAAGCCCTCTTGCTGCGCGAGGAAGCACAGAATGTCCCATTCGGTGCGTTCGTCCATCAGGTTGACGTGCTCGATGTCGTAATACGCACCGGCTCGCGTCTTCGTGGCCGTGACTTGCGCGGTCAGTCCGCGGCGCTGCGCCAACGTAGTCGCGATCTGGCTCGACGTCTGGTTCTGAAACTTCTCCGTCGTCTTCGCGTCGATGAAAACGCGCGTCAGATCCCGACCACGCACGGTGATGACGTCCTGCGCCATGTCGTAGTCGATCGTGTCGGCCTGCCCGTAGATCAGCTTTGTCAAATCGTCAGGCGTGTACGCGTCGAAATCGTCGGGGAAGCCCGCGAAAAGCTCGATGTACATGTCCTGCTGCTGGCTGAACCAGTTGACGTCTGTCGCGGCAGGCAAAGCCGCGCCGATGAACCGCACTTCGAACGTATCAGCAGATGACAGTGAATTATTTTCGACCTCGTAATCGAGCCACGCCTGCGCAACCGTGCCGTTGATACGCACCAGACCCCGCGGCGCAGTCACCAATCCGGCCGGCTGCGTCGTGGTAATCCGGTCCGCATTAGGCATTCGCTACTCCGTCCGCTGCTGCGGCGTTGTTGGTGGGCGGAATCGCGATGTTCTGCGTGCCGCTGATGTTCGGATCGCCGCCGAGCGACGGATTCGCTCGCGAGATCGCCACCCAGCCAGTCGCATCCTTGTAATACTTGGCAGCCAGGTCGTACAGGTTTCCGCCGACGACCGCGATCGACTTCGACGCCGAGCCGATCTGCCCGATGTTCGTGCCGACGCGCGATAGAACGCCTTGCAACTGGAGCAATTGCGGCTGCTGCGTCATCGTGTTGACTTGCGCGCTCAGCCTCGAGACTTGCTGTGCGATCGGGTTGTTCGGCAGGAGGCCGCCAACCGTCGAAACGCTCTGCAGCGTGTTCTCGCCGGCCGCGATCAGCGTCGAAACCTGCGCTTGAACCTGCGCGAGCGGCGCAAGCACAGTTTGCAGCGTGCTTTGCGTCGCCTTGGCGAAGCTTGATACGGCGCCAATCGCCGTCGTTAGCGTTCCCATCGAGCTCGTCAGGCCGGCATTGCCGATGCTCGAACAGATGCCGTTTGCCGTCGAAATGTCTGCGCCAATCAGATCGTCGATACCCGGTGCTGCGTTCGGCCCTTGTGCTGCGTTATCTGCGACGACTTCGAGCCGGATGCGGTAGTAAATCTCGTATTCGCGCTCGAAGTTCTCCGCAAACTCGCAGATCACGACCGAATAGCTGTACTCACTGAACGTGAGATTCAGCATCTTCTGAGCAAGCGCCATCTGCTTGAGCGTGCGAGCGCGCTCGAGAGCGTTTTCGCCCAAAAGCATGCCGGACCACTCAAGTGGCTGCGGATCGTAGCCCATCATGTTGACGTTGCGCGCCCCGCCGACCATCTTGCGCACGACGGCGCGAATCGCCGTCGTCATCGTGATCCGCTCGGGGATTTCATACTCGGAGAACGTGAAGTCTCCGAGCTGTAGCGTTACAGCCATATCAATGCCCCGTTGCGAGTTGAGTAGGCGCCGATGCGTTCAGGTCGTAAAAGCCGGAGCCGAGGCGCGTCGACGTCTTGCGAACGATTGAGTCGACGACCTTGGTATGAATCGGCGTGCCGTCCATCGTGGCGTTGATCGTCGCGTGCAACGGCTGCGAGCCAGACGATGCTACGGCCGCATCACGCTTTTGCGCCACGCCACCCATGCCCGGCTCCCAGTCGAACGCGCGCTTAATGCGCCCCCACAGACCGCCGCCACCGTTCACATATGCCTGCTCGTCGCGCATGTTGGTGTCGGCATTGCCGAGCACCTTCAGCAGCGACGTGCCCTGCTTGAGCATGTCAGTGACGGCCGGCAGTGCACTCGTGCCGAATGTGTTCTTGAAGTCGGACCAGGCGTTGTCGAACTTGTCCATGTTGCCTAGGAGCGTCGCGTCCGCCTCTTTCGAGCCTTTCTCCGCGCCCGGCGTAATACGGTAGGTCTGCACACCTTGCAAGATGGTATGCATCTGCTGCTCAAACAGAGAGAACAGCCGGCCGCCAGTCGTGTTGTAGAGAATGTTGTTCTCGCGGTCGCGCTCGGATTGCGTGAGCTTCAACGCATCGTATTGCGGCATCACATGATCCATGTGCCACTTGAGCGGGTTTGCAGCGCGTTCTTCGGACCACTTCAGCGGATTGCCGAGGTAATGGTCGACGCCACCGGCCTTGTTGAGCACAACCTTGCTCATATCCCACAGACCAAGCTTCTGATACTCGACGAGTTGAGCCTTGGTCAACTTGTTCAGGCCGTTCATCCGGTTGTATGCGGTCTGCATGCCGGTTGCGAACTTGCTGGCCTTCAATTCGCCGATAAGCGGCTCTGACCAAGCAAAAAACGCCTCGTCGGTCATGTTCTTGACCGCGTTGCCGCCGTTAGCGCGCGCCTGGCGCATCGCCTCCCAATCGACGTTCCCACCGGATGACATCGTTGTCCGGTAGCCAAGATCGGCCAATTCGGCTGCGCGCTTCGGGTCAGCGAGACCGCCGCTGGTTTCGATGAACCGCAGCATTGCAAGCTCTTGATGCTCGTCGAGCGGCTTGCCGCTGAGCGTGCTTGCGTAGTGCAGGCGCGACAGAATCGGCGTCATCAGCTTTGCCGCCTTCAGCGCTTCTTCGCCGGGCAGGCCGGATTCACGGAAAACGCCCTGCGCCTCAGTGAAGTAGCGCAACTTCTGGATCATGCTTGCACCAGACATGTCTGTGTGCTCGATGAACCTGAACGCCTCCGCATTCTGATCCGGCGTCATGCCGAGCATCTTGAACAGCGATTTCTGCCGCTGGTACTCGGCCGCCTCTTTGACGGAAGCGCTACCAAGTGCGTAAGCGCCATATCCGGCCGCCAACGGGACGAGGGAGTTCGCGCCAAGCCCGAAGCCGACCGAACTCAAACCGACGCCACCAGGGCCGATGTGAAAGCGACCGCCATGCGATCCACCGGCGTTATGACCGCCGCCACCGCGACGACCGCCGCCACCGCCGCCGCCGCCCGGAACGATAGGAACGTTCGGAAAATGACTAGACGGGATAGCGCCCATCGTGTGAATAGAGCGGATCTGATGCGCGAGCATCGCGGCATTGCTCGACGATGTACGCAAGCCGTCAGAAAGCGACTTGGTAGCGCGCGCCAACTCCCGCATCTCGGGATTGAACGCCGTGATCTTGGCGAGATGGCCAGATAGGCGACCGGCAGCGCCGTCAGCCTTGTTCAGTTCAGCAAGCATCATGTTGACGCCGCCGATCGCCTTGGCATCGAACGCCGACAGCTTGCCGAACGTCTTCACGAGGATCTTGGCGTGCTGATCGGTCTTGCCGATCGCCTTGTCGAGTGCGTGAGCGTAGTTCGTCGCCTGTTTGATGCCGCCGTTTGCCTTGCCGATCTGCTTGAATTGGCGATCAAGCGCAGCGACTTGCATCTCGACCTTCAGCATCTGCTTCGACATTTCGAGCAGCTTCGGCGTGATGAGGTCCGTCAGGTGCAACCCGACGCCGATCTTGTATGCTTCGAGCATGTTAGGTTCCTGCCGGTGTTTTCTTCGGAACTACCGCTTTTTTCGGGGTTCCGGCGACCCATGCGGCAGCAGATGCGGCGGCCATATGCACGACGCGAGGCGCGCTATGAACGCCTGCCGGCCCCATGACCGGACGCGGCGGCATTCTGTCTGTGCCGAGCTCGTGCCAGACCAATTTCTGATCGTCAGAGCCGATCGTCGCGCTGTTGCCGTCCGTGCTGATGATGTGGTTGATGCTGTCGCGCATCTCTCCGGTGCGCAGCAATGGCGCATCCGGCGCAAATCCGGCCCTCACCTTCGCCGCCTCGTATTCTGGCGACAGTTCGGGCCATTTCGGGTCTTCGTGATAGAAGCCGATCATGCCGCGCGCCGTGTCCTGTACTTCCTGCGCGCCGGCTTCGACGATGCCGCGCTTCACAACCTTGCCCTCAATGGCGAGAAGTTGAAGATGCGTTGCGAATGCGGCGAAGCTCTTGAACTCTTTCATGTCGGATCGACGAACTCTTTCTTGTTCCAATCGAATTCGCGACCGCTCTGCTGTTCAGACACGATGATCGCGAAGGCGAATCGAATCGTGTCATCGAGCGAGAACGCCACATCGAAAGGCGTGTTGTTCTGAACCAGCCACATCGCCTCTCGAACCGCGGCGTTGTTGACTATTTTTTTGCTGCCTCTTCGTCGACCTCCGTTTTCACGAGGCCGAGAAGTTCGCTGACACCTTCGCTTGCCGCTTCTAAGCCGTGATCGTCCAGTCGCTGAAACAGCGCCTCGATCTCACGCTTGGACATCGGCACGTTGACCACTTCCCCATCGATCGCGCCGATGTACATCAGCGGGGCAACCATCGAGTACCACAGGCGGTTGGACGAGTCTTCGCCCATCGCCGCGGCGAATCGGAGTCGCTGGAGCGGCTTCGGCGTGCGCAGCGTGATCGTGCGGCCAGTCGAATCCGTGACGATGTGTTGCTGAGCGGCTTGCTTCACGATCATGTCGCTCGGGCGTTCGAATCCTTCGTTTTCCGGCGTCGCGCCGGGCTGCTTGACAGTGAGTTTTGCCATGACTTTTTGGTGAGGTTATTCGGGAGGCGGCCGGAATAAACCGGCCGCGCTGGATTACAACTTAACGCGACGACTCGCCGACCAGTCGATCTGAAGCTTGACTGTTTCGTCAGCCATCGCGTCACCGGCGTTCGTCAGGCTGAGTACTGCCTTCGTGTATTGCCATTGCGTAATGGCGCCACTCGCCTCTTCAATCGTTTCGCAGATGTTGCCCGGCAGGATGTTCTGTCCGGCGTAGTAGCCAGCCTCAACTGCGGCGAAGTAGTCTTCCGCATTGCTGTCTTGACGCTCGATCTCAATCGAGCCGCTCCAGCCGTCCGGGAAGTTAAGCGTGTCTGTGTCGCCGTTGATCTTCTTGACCTTCTTGCTGGTCGAATCGCGGCGCTTCGTGAATTTGACGACACCGTTCAACTGGAGCGGGCCATCGGGCGTCATGACGTTGATCGTCACGTCGCGCCCTACTGTGTAGCCATTTACAGGCATGTCGCACCTATCAAATGAAAAAACCGCCCGGAGGCGGTTCGTGTGCTATGGGAAAAGTGCGTCTTAGCCTGCCGACACGCTGCTCGACGACTTGATCGTTACCGTCTGGCCGCCCTGCAGGTTGATGACGAAATAGAAGACGATCGACAGATACTTGACCGCGACATTCGCCGTCATGTAGCCGTTCGCGACTGCCTGATTGCTGTTGTTGGTCTCGTCGATGACAACCGTATATGCAACTGCTTGCGGGTTGTTCACGTCGCCGATCATGCCGGCCGATTGCAAGTTCCCGAGGAACGCTTGCATCGCCGCCGTAGCCTCTTTGCGCAGGTCGCTCGTCTGCGGCTTCCCGATCACATAGCCGAACGCAGCCGAAAGCGTCGTCGCCAAATAGTTCGTCATCCGCGTGTAGTTGTCGCCACACGTCGCCGCGTTGCTCGATGCGTTGCGGCCGGTCTGACACGCGAAGTAGTTGCCGCCCGGCGACGGATTCGTGATGACGTCCAGACGCGCGGTTG